TTCTTGTATCTAAAATCTTAATGCACTCATAAGGAAGTGATTCATCTTCTGCATTAGCGGGTGTTACATAATAATCTGTGTTTAGTGTTAGTGTTGTATCGTAAGTTCCGTCATCATTTGTATCTAGTTTAACTATTAAACCAGTTAGCGTAGCAATATCAGGCACATCAAGGTAATAAGTTGTTACTGGAGTAAAGGTTCTAACAACAACTGAGCCGTCAATCCAAAATTTTCTTCCAGCTATTTTATCTATTTGTCTTGAAGCTGTTTCAACAGCTCTTTCCAAGTTATCATCTTGAGCCGAGCCTGATATTCCCATATAAGCTTTTATGCCTGACAAAGTAGTATAGCCATTAGTAATAGCCATAATTTGTCCTACTTAGATTTATCTTCAACGGGTGCTTTAGCTTTTGTTGCTTTACCTAATCCCCATTCCTTAGCTTGAGCTTCAGATACTTCGTGGCCTTTAACGCCAATTAGTTTTCCTTTTCTCCAAGCTTTTGGAAGTTGGTTATCAGTTGTTTCAGCAACTTTACCTGCTTCATCTACCCATACATATTTTTTTAAAATCATAATTTTCTCTCCTGACTTTAACTCGCCCGTGCCGTTAAAGCTTGAGCGAGTTATTAAAGTCATATAATTTCTAAGTTATCCTTAGAAGTTTGTAATCTTTGCGAAAGCTGTTGCTCTATAAATAGGCAAGCCCATTCTTACAGTTGCTTTCATAACAACTATATCTTTAACAAAGTTCTCGTCGTGTGAATCAGACATAGCAACTTCCATACCTTGTCTTGCGACTATATGGATAGCTTGTCCACCACCGAAAGTACCAACTATACAATCTCCTGCTGAAGTTTCTGTTGAAACTACAACTGGAACACCCCATATGCTTGGTCTCACAGCGTCATTAAAGTTTCCTGCTCCAACAAATAATGGATTCAAAGCTCCACTTGTTGTTACAGCATTTACTTCAGTAACTACTTGATACCAGTCAGACGGGTGCATAATGATAGCGTCAGGATTCATAAATGCGTCTTTTTGAATTTCTGTAATCGCTTCAAATAATTGTCCAATTCTCTTTAAGCTTCCACTAAAAGATGAATAGTTAAATGCGTTGATTCCTGTTTTATTCAAGATACCTGTTAAGTTCACGCCTGAGCCTGAACCACCGATAATTTGGTCAGATATTGTCTGTCTTATCATAAATCGTAATCTACTGTCAATATATCCCTGTGAAGCGGAAACATCTGAAAGAAGTTCCTCTGTCATTGGAATAAAAGCACCGATTTTTCTTATTTCTTCTGTTCTTTCGGTAAATGCCAAAGCATTTTCTCCGAGAGCAGAACCCTCAGCAGTTGGTGCAGAGTTATTAGTGTATGTTGTTTCCTCAAGATACTTGTACTGATATTGGTCAGTAGTAATTGTATCTATCAAATTAGGAATTACATACGGGTCTAACTGTGCAGATTCTTCAATTCTTGAAGAACGAACAACCGCAGGAGGCCAAGTTGATTCGGTAACAGTAGTTTTTAATTCTACTTGTGGATTCCACTTCAACTCAGAAGTAATGTTTTTTTGTCCATTCTCTTTAAATGCTTTAAAAGAATTTGAATCAAGAAATCGTTGTCCAAGAGTCTTTACTTCTTCCTTAGGTTCAGCGTGTATAGCCATTGGCTCTACATTGTTGCTTTTCTCTAATTCAGCTTCTAGCTCTTTTTTCTCTTTTTCTATTTTCTGAGCTTCTTTTATCTCATTAACAAGTTCTGACATTTTTTCATTACGATTAGCCCACTCTTCTTTTTTATCAGAATCAAAATCAGTTGTATCAACATCTTTAAATTCATTAAGAGTGTTCTCTCTAAGTGAATGGAGTTCCTTTTTTAGCTCTTCTAATTTAGCCAATTTAATCTCCTTAAATAATATCAGGGTCTAAAGTTTCCGATAGAACCCTTGTTGTGTCAGCTATCAAAGTATCTGCTTCTTGAGGTTCTTCTATTTCTGCGTCTAGTTCGTCAATTTCCATTTCAACATTTGATTCATCAGAACCAAATCCGATTATCATATCCAATTCGTTATAAACTTCTTGGATTCTGTCTTGTAAATTAACCAAAGATTCAGTAGCACCCTTTGATAACTTTTTCTTTTTTTCAAGCCGTAAAGAAGTAAGTTCTTTAGCCCTGTCGATAAAACTGTTAATTGTGTTAAGCACATTATCAGCTTCATCAGTAAACCTTAAATTAGATTTAGGCTCACTTTGCACTTCAGCAGAGGAATTATCTTCCTTAACTGCTAAAGTATGCGTTTCTTGATTAGCACCGACTAATACGGGACTAACTTCGAAAACTGTTGCGGACTTGATGTATCTCACTTCTTGTGATTGTCCGTCCTTTTGAAATTCTCCATTTTCTGATTCAGTAACTTGATATCCAAAACTCCATTGTTGTAAATCTCCCATAGCTTTAACTGTATGGAAAGCGTCTCTTCCTCTTTCGGTGTCCATAATGAACTGACCTTTGAATACAGCTTTTTCTTCGTCTTGAACTATTTCTCCTCTACCAATTACATCTTTCCAATCGTGAGACCAAACCATAGGGACGCCTTTGTCTCCCCAAGCTGATTGTATTGAATTAGGAAGAACAACATCTTCATCTGAATCGACGGTATTAAATACAGAGAAAACTGCTTCTACTTTTCCCTCTATGTCGTCTGATACTTGTAAATCTAAAGTCTTAAAAGTCATATTTTCTTTTTTCATTCTTGCTCCTCATAAGCTTCATTCTTTTCTGTTGCTGGGTCGTCGGCAATGAAATGTCCTTTAGCGTTTCTAGCTCTTTTCTTTTGAAGAGCTTCTGCTTCTTCTAATCCTTTTACTTCTTCAATTAGACCTTGTTTTTTTAGCCACTTAACAGACTTCGCAGGAATCTCATCAATGATGTCTCCCTCTTCATACTGCTTGTCGCCAAACATTAATCCAACTTTTAATATATAACTCAAGTTATTACCTCTATCTCAAATTCTACGCCTAAGTATTCAATACTGTTTATAGTATAAACACCATAATTGCTTGCTTCAACAACTCTAGCAGAAGATACTGCACCACCAAGTGTTGTATCGCCCTCAATCGCAAATTTAATTGAGCTTGCACCTGAACCAGCAAGATATCCGTCTAAAGTATCTTGTGAATCTTCAGCGTCCACTCTTGAAACATAAAGTTGAATTGGAATTGTGTAAGTATCTGAACCACGACTAAAAGTATTATCGTATTCCAATGAAGATAAAGTACCTACGATTGCACAAGGTGGTTCAATCGAATCAGGCACATAATCATATACTAATAAAGAACTTATCGTTTCAAGTCTAGTTCCTAAACCTGAACGAATACTTGTAAGACTAGCCATAGGTTTAACTATACACGAAAAAAGCAGAGACCCCTAGAACAAAGGGGAATTTAAAGAAAGACCTAAGAGTCCCTGCTAAATCTCGAATCCAAATTCTTCTTTTAAGAATCCTACTCGTTTATATATCTTTTCTGAAGTTCCGAAATCTGTTTTATCATTCATTATTCTAAAACTCCAATTGAAGTCATAATCTGTCTTGCAAAGTTCTGTTATATCCCAAGCTATTATCTTTCCGTTGTATTCATTAACATACCAAAACTTTTTTTGTTCAGCATTAGCAAGTTCCATATTCGTTGCAAGCTTATCGTATTCAATAAACCACTCATCAAATTTTTGCCTGCGAGATTTAATCTCTATATGTACATCTATTCCAGTTGCGTCATAAGGACAATACTGGTCGTCCTCTTCAGTTGAATGCACTAAGCAAGATAATGTACTTTTCTCATTTATGATATCTATTATTTCTGCTGTAGTCATTTACAATCCCTCTTCTTCCATTTCTTCTAATCTTTGTTTAATAAGTTCATCACGAACAAGGTTCGGATTCTTTTTCATTTCTTTTGCTTTATATCTAACCCAGTAACTTCTATTCATATTTGTTTCCTGTTAAGTGAATACATTTGTGCGGTTCATCTGTAAAAAGTTCGAAACAATCTTCGCAATAATAACTTTGGGTTGATACTAGATGATTCATTCTTCTTCCATAGCAACT